CAGGAAAGTAATCACAGACTCGCTCCCCTCCAGGCTGCTTAGCATTCGCATGGACCCATTCTTTTACAAATACCGGCTTATGACCGTAACGCTCAGAATAACCGAGCATGGCCGCAATTTGGAACAGACGATTTCCTAAACCGTCACCAATTACACAGGTTACTAAACGACTTCCGTCCATTAATTCTTTTTTTCTTACTCTCCTTAGATGGACTTAGTCCGTACTCCAGAAATTTTAACTCTATGAATCACATAGCAGAATTGTAATAAAAAAATCTTAACACAGTTTAGAATGCTTCAAGAAGTATTTCACAGTGAAAAAGTACATGCGGCAACAGGAATGCCTACAGTTCACGACGTAGTTTCTATCAACAAGGGAAAGGGATATAAATTACGTGAGATACTTAACGACCGTGGCAAAGCGGTAAAGCGTACTAGAAAAGCACTTAATAGTAAAGAAATCCATCATATTATGAGCGGTAATTTTTTACCCGGTCTGTGGGACAACTGCTTACCCAACCGCGGAGTGGCGACCCGTAAAAAGTCAAGACGTAATTCCAGGAGATGATATTTGAACTGCTCTTCCTGATTTTGCTCATTTTTGGGATTGCGGTCATCGCATATCGTGGAGCTATTCACGAATTTCAAATATTACAAAAAGATTACGTACCGGATGCCGGCTGGAAGGAGATGATGAACGAACAACTGCCTATAGTCATTCGTAGTTTGCCTAAGCATTGGTTGGGAAACTGGGCCTACAATAAAACCGCTACGAAGACGTGGGAAATTTTAGTTCAAGATCCAGAGGGTAAGAAATTTAAGACGAAATGGAATGTCTGGTTACAAACGCCGAATAATACATCACCAGTAAATCTCAAGGATTTAGCCGATTCAATAAAACTACGGAATAATTTTGAGCACTGGGCGGCGGAGGGTTTCTATAATTGGTATACGCTCCCATCCCAAACACCTACGCCGTATATTTATCAGCAAAATGATGTCATGGGGCTGCGCAAGGGAGTTGCCGAATTTACAGCCATCGTTTCAACAGATGGAACACCATTGGAGCTCTGGATAGCCCATGAGGGCGCAATTCCATATAAAGATGCCGACGATATTATCGGCAAGGATCCCTGGATTCAAACGACCAAAGAGATTCCTTGGATAGGTGATGTCAAATATATTGAAATCAAACTACGTCCTGGTAATACCATTCTCATCCCAAGACATTGGTGGTACGCCATTAGGGCGGCGAAAGAGGGCACCGAAGAACAGCCGTTGCCGACATATGCGTGGTTTTGGAAGGGGGAAATACACAGTCCGGTAAGTTGGCTGGCAAGTCGTATCCGCCGTGAGCCTTAAAGCGAAAAAAATGAATATATCTACGAGGAATCACTGTCCCTGGTAGATATGAGTGATACAGAGTCTGTAAGTAGTGATTTTAGTAATACAACTGGTACCACCAGTAAAACCGAAAAGTTAATGAATCTATTTGAACTGGAATGCGACCTGGAAGAGATGACAGGGAGTCTTGAATCACTGGTCAATAATTTAGACTCGGTGGATTCTCAAATAAAAATATGTGAAAAACCGATTGTAGACATCACGCTGAATAAGTTTAAGGACCCAAGTTTCCTCGCAGCATCGCCGTTTCGTAAGGAGACCTTCGCTTTGAAGCCACCCGGTTTGCCTAACATGGACCTCAATAAACGCTATCCGTACAGTCAAATAGTAAGTATATTAAGAAACTATCTATTCAATGAAAAATTAGTTGCGCAGGATGGAACTATCCGCGTCAACAAACCCCTTTCCCAATTGTTTGAAATCCAGGAAACTGAAACGACGTTTCTAAAGTTACTAGCACGTTTACGTAAGGTATTACTTTAATCCATCTTGACGTCTTCTTTGACTGGGCTGGAAGGTACAAGTCGGCAGACACCGTCTTCGCATACAACGTTGTGTACTACTTCACCGCCAAGAGCCACTTCAGGAATTGAACACTTGGTACAGTCATCGGTACAACCGGCACACTTTGCTGCTTCAGTTTCCCCTTCGTTTTCGGCCTCTTCACCATCGTGCACTTCTGGTTCTGGTTCTGGTTCTGGTTCTAGTTCATCGGTTTCATCTACGGCATTATTGAGAACAATACGATTTAGGAAGTTATTTTTGTATACGACATAACTGAGGAGAATGATTTGACCGCCGAAGAGAGTTAGGGAGAGAAGAATGATGGTGAGATTTTCATCAAGCATGGAACTGAGTACAAGAATGACGAAGTCTAGAATGAGATAGAGAATTTGAAAGAAGAGGTAAAGGGCGGCGGCACTAGCGATTGGAATGATGAAGAGAGCAGGAAGATAGTTGCGTGGGAAATTAGGATAGAGATAGAATAACGCAAAGGAACCAAAGAGTCCTGCGTATCCGCCAATGCCGAGAAGCCAAGTACTTAGTTGTGCGCTTAACATCTTTAACTAAGAGTAATGCCCCTCCCTTACTTACCAAAAAGGACGCTCAATTTTTTACGCCGGCGAGGAAAAAAATGACGTAAGTCTACACAACTGGTTTAAAGGCAGTTCGTCTATTTCCCCGGCAAAATGAAATCGCAGAATAAAGTACCAAAGACGATGAGTAACAATTCCAGCCCTAATTCAAATAGTAATGTTCCTCGTCGTCGTTCTACCTCCGTAGACAGCGGATCAATCGGCCCCCGTATCAATCAACCAATGGAAGAGGCATTTCAAGTTGCCCCTCGCCGTAGATTTCCAAAGACTGAAGCGATTTTAGAACCAAATCCAAATCGCTTTGTTCTCTTTCCTATTGCGAACCAAAAAGTTTGGGAAATGTACAAGAAGGCTGAGGGTAGTTTCTGGACTGCCGAGGAACTGGACCTTTCCCGTGACCGTAAAGATTGGGAGTCACTCAATAAGGATGAGCGACATTTCATCAGCCATGTATTGGCGTTCTTTGCCGCCTCTGATGGTATCGTCAACGAAAACTTGGCGATGAACTTTATGAAGCAGGTACAGATTCCAGAGGCACGTTGCTTCTACGGCTTCCAAATCGCCATGGAGAATATTCATTCAGAAGTCTATTCCCTCTTGATTGATACATACATCAAGGACCAAGAGGAAAAGACACATTTGCTCAAGGCGATTGAGACCATTCCATGCGTAAAAAAGAAGGCTGAATGGGCTATTCAGTGGATGGAAAGCGACGAAGCGGACTTCGCCTCACGACTCATGGCGTTCGCCGCGGTTGAAGGTATCTTCTTTAGCGGCGCCTTCTGCTCTATCTTCTGGCTCAAGGAACGTGGATTGATGCCAGGACTCACAACGTCCAACGAATTCATTTCACGCGATGAAGGCATGCATACCGAATTCGCCTGTCTCTTATACAGTATGCTCCAAACGAAGTTGAGCAAGACAAAGGCGCACAAGATGATTCGTGAAGCGGTGAAGTGCGAAAAGGAGTTTATTACCGAGGCACTCCCTTGTGGTCTCATTGGTATGAACGCCAAGATGATGAGCCAGTATTTGGAATTCGTCGCCGATCGCCTCCTCGTCCAACTAGGTTATCCTAAGATTTGGAATACTGCTAATCCATTCCCATTTATGGAACGCATCTCGCTTGAAGGTAAGGATAACTTCTTTGAAAAGCGTGTATCTAATTACTCAAAGGCAGGCGTAGGACGTACGACTGAGCAGATGACCTTCGCAACTGACGCCGACTTTTAACGAAGTTAAAAGGAGGCTGGCTTTCCGTAGGAAAGTTCGCTGACTTTTAACCGTATAAAAAACAAATACCCAAGTATAGAATGGCGAACCCTTTTCACTCTCCTCGTTCCAGAAAGACTACACGTAAAAACAAGAATAAAAATACCCGTAAGAATACCCGTAAGCAGCGCGGCGGTAAGAAGCTCAATGGCTACATGAAATTTGCCCAGAAGACTCGCCCAGAGATTCTTCGTGAAAATCCATCCCTCCGCAGTGATGTAGTGGCGGTCGCCCGTAAGATTGGCGAGAAGTGGCGTGCCCTTTCCCCAAGCGAAAAAGCGAAGTATTAAGTTTGACCGCCAGCAGGAGGAATTTCGGTCACAAACAGATATGAATCCCATATTTTTGTTTTAACCCATTTCCACATTTCACTTTCAACGTATTCTTGAAGTGGATTACAATCCCTGGCAAAATGTCCCTGTTCACCGCATTTATAACACTTATCTGAAAACGAGCGAATGACTTGTAAAGCCTTCTCTTTTTCATATTGTGGCAAATTTACTTTACAATATGAACCACCACGAACATTATCAACTCCGTATTTATCCATGTAGATTAATGTATATTTCTCTTCATCAAAAGCATCACCTTTGATTTTTTTTACTACTCCAATTGGTTTATAAATTTTAGTCCACTCACTTCCTTTTTCTTGAAAATGATTGAAGATTCTATCACTTGGACAATTGGATCTTCCAACATATATTTTACCTTGCTCCAATTTCAATACATAAATGGTTGTCATAATTACTGAAGGTTTTCAAATTGAGGAACAATTTATCAATTTTTTAATTTATAAACACGGCGGATATATATTATACCCACATAGTAGGAATGTCCGGTTTTATGAACCGTATAGCTAGATTTTTTAACAGGGAAAATCCAACTGTTAGAAAAGCGAGAAATATAACACGCCGTAAAATACAGCCATTAAACACTAATTACACTCCATACCGCACTAGAAAAATGTCACCACCCGCTCGTATGCGTTTAACCGGCAGACCATACATTCCAAAAGGAGCCGTAAAGAATCGTATAATACTTTCAACTGCGGTGGCATCAAATCAAGCGAGACGCTTAGAAACCGTCCGTAAGCAGGCGGTCAAAAATACACCGAAGAAAAAGCGTTCACTTACACGTAGGGCAGTGTCCGGCTAAACTATAAACAGTTAGCAGACGTAAAATATTACCTTCCCAGGTTTTCCAAGATAACATACCGGTTCCTGAAATGCCGATGAGTTTTTCAAGATACCGTTTGAGCGATTCCATTTTGATAACTAGATTGAACGACCCGTACGTCTCGGTTAAGTTCTCTTTTGGAAACGACGGTTTACCTAACCGTTGATTCACCTCTTCGTGTAAGTTGTATATATAATCAACTACCCAATTATGTAAATTTACTATGGGTATTTTACGGAGACCAACTACAGGATGACTTTTGAGCCATACAGTTATATGTTTAGAACACTCGGGACAAGGAACTATTTTGGGTAGCCCTTCAAGCATAAAGATCCATAGTTGTCGTTCATCTTCATTTTGGCCCGATTGTTCGGCAAAGCCGTGTAAAATAGCCCATAGAGTTGGACCCCAATCGTCTATGGAGGGTGCGTCTATTGCCGGTTTAGCACAACGAGAACAGGGCATTCGTTAATAAACCTTGTTGGATTTTATTTTCCGTTTGAACGGATAAAAATTGATGACCTGTTTTCATCAACGGCCAGCAGTCATTCCCCTCATTATGTCATCGGCGCCACTAAAGACTTATGAATACAATGACGACAATCATCAAATGGGTAAAATTCGTATAATTCTACAAAAGAGTAGTAATCACGATGATATTCTTGATATTCGACCTACGGATGATGAAATGCACACATTCTCGGTTTGCCTAACACAAAATTCAATTTGTGTTCGAAACAGTCTTCATATCGCTGGCAGTGAAGTGATCTCATACATTGACCGCTTTCTTGAAGTTCTTGATTACGACAGGGATGGATGCGAATATGTACAGATTGATGTCCCAGGTTACTCTTCTGTAATTCTCAAGTCCTACGAAGTAAACCATTACATGGA